TATAATGTTACTAAAACTACTAATCTTTTTGTATCACAACACGCTGAAAATGCTGGTTTTGCTGGTCTTAGTTATCAAGGAAGTATTGATTTAGCTCAATCTACAGCAGCTCAACAATTATGTTTTGGTTTAGGAAATGATAACGATGAAAATATGTGTGGAACATTAAATTTATATTCTCCATCAAATACAACATTTGCTAAACATTTTTTATCAGAATGTAGCTCTCCAAGCCACGATACATCTCCAGAACAAACTCACGTTTTTGTTTCTGGATATGGAAACACAACATCAGCTATTGATGCAGTACAATTCGCTATGTCGTCAGGCAACATAGATAGTGGAGTAATAAAATTATATGGCATTAGTTAAGTATAACAATAATTCTATAAGTGCTGTTACAGCAGCTGCTGCAGTACCAACTGGTGCTATGACTTTAATTAAAGAACAAACAGCATCTTCAAGTTCTACTATTAGCTTTGTAAATGGTACATCAGATGTAGTCTTGGATAGCACATATCCTATTTATTTATTTAAGTTTTATAATATTCATTCATCAGAAAATGATAAAGGATTACAATTTAATATGAGTACCGATAGCGGATCAAATTATAATGTAACAAAAACTTCTACATCATTTAGATCAAGACACGCAGAAGATGATAGTTACGCAGTTGTTGAATATAGAACTGGAGAAGATTTAGCTCAATCAACTAATTATCAATGGCTTACTGCTGGTCAAGGTAATGAAAATGACGAAGATGGCGCTGGAGAATTATTTTTATTTTCGCCATCATCTACAACTTTTGTAAAACATTTTATGTGTAGATCAATAATGTATTATGAAATAAATGCACCTTTTAATTGGTTTATGGCTGGATATGGAAACACAACATCAGCAGTTAATGCTATTCAATTTAAAATGAATAGTGGAAATATAGATAGTGGCACAATCAAACTCTATGGAATTAAGGATAGTTAATGAGCATAGTTAAATTAAATAATAGAGGTGTAAGATCGGCTACAGCTTTTGGAAGCATATCAGCTTTAGGTAGTATGACATTTATTAAAAAACAAACTGCCTCATCATCTTCAACTATATCTTTTGTTGATGGAACAAGCGATGTTGTTCTTGATGATACTTACAAGGAATATATTTTTACTTTAAATAACATACATCCAGCAGATCATTCAACATCACAATATATAATGTTTCAAGGATCAATAGATAGTGGTAGCAATTACAATGTGACTATGACTACTACATACTTTAGAGCAGAACATTATGAAAATGATAGTGCAGCTAATTTGGGATATGTAAGTGGTGCTGATCAAGCACAAGGAACATCTTTTCAAAGAATAAGTGATCCAATAGGAAATGAAAATGACGAATGTGGTTGTGCAATTTTGCATTTATTTAATCCTTCATCTACTTTCGTAAAGCATTTTATGGTAAATGCTCAAATTGCTGAATATGGAGATAGATCAATAAATACTTATTGTGCTGGTTATTTTAATACCACATCAGCAATAGACGCTGTTCAATTTAAAATGAACTCTGGAAATATGGATGCTGGAGATATTTGTTTATATGGAATTAATTAAGGAGGAATAATGGCAAGACATCATTTAATAAATGGAAACGTAGTACCTTTCACAGCTGAAGAAGAGGCTGCAAAAGACGCAGAAGAGGCTGCTTACAATGATGGTGCATACGATAGAGCTATTGCTAATCTAAGATCTAAAAGAAATAGACTTTTAGCTGAAACGGATTTTTATGCTTTATCAGATGTAACTATGTCTGATGATATGACAACATACAGACAAAATTTAAGAGATCTTCCAAGTGGCAAAGATACTTTAGAAAAAGTGAACAACACTACTTTTCCAACTAAACCAGAATAAATTTAACAAAAGGATTGTGTTATGAAGATAGCTTTAGTTATGCTTATGTGTAGCACGTTCCACGGCTGCTTAGAACCATTCGTTATGCCGACAACTTATGATAATTATTATGATTGTCTGCAAGCTGGATATAAAGAGGCTATTAGTAAACAAACAGAAATAGGGAGAGTTGAAACTAATAAACATCAAATATTTATTAGGTTTAATTGTAATCCAGCAAATGAAATCTAAAAGAAAAAAATCTACGCTTAAAGAATATGGGGAAGAAAAAGCTGCGTTAAGAATTTCATATCACGAAAAAGTCTGCGCTGAAAGAATGAAAACTTTATTTAAAGCGATAGACGAAATGAAGAAAGACATTAAAAGTTTAAAGGAAGATATGGCAAGAGGAAAAGGAGCTGCTGCAATAATAATATTTATTGGAGGTTTAATTGGCTCAATCTTTTACTTCTTCCAGAAATAGAAAAACTGCTGCTAAAGGTTTATCCAACGAGCTACTAGCACAAGCTAAGTTTGCCAAGGATCCAAACCTTATTGTATTTACTCCAGTTGGTTCTAAGGGACCGATAGATCTATTGGTCTTAAATTTAACCACGGGAGAATACACAGCTTATGACGTAAAAACCCAAAACTTTAGATCCAATGGGGAAAAGATTTATAGGGGGAGAACTGATGAGCAAAGACAATTAGGTGTTAAGATTTTTAATTTTAACCCAGAAAAGGATTGAACAATTATGGCAGATTATACTGAACTCAAGGAAAGCATTAAACAGCACGAAGGTTTTAGAGATCATATTTACAAAGATAGCCTGGGTATTCCTACTATTTTTTGGGGTCATATGGTTTTACCTACCGATGATTTTATTGAAGGTATTAATTATAGTGTTGAAGATGCTGAGAAGTGTTTTGATAAAGATTTTAATATTGCTTTACAAAGTGCTGAGAAATTAATTGGAGACATAGAAGTTAATCATATTCAAAAATGCGTAATCATTGAATGTGTGTACCAACTTGGTGGACCAAGGTTCTCTAAGTTTAAAAAGTTTTGGCAAGCTATGAGAGATGGAGATATGGAAAAAGCTGCCGATGAAATGATTGATAGCAGATGGCATAAGCAAACACCTGGTAGATGTGAGAAGGCTGCTGCTAAAATTAGAGGTAGTTTAAAATGATCCAATTTTTAGGATTATTAAAAAATCCAGTTACAAAATTTCTGGCTGAAAAGACTATGGGTGCAATAACCCATAAGCTGCAGAAAGATAAAATTATAAAAGAAAAAGAACTAGAGGCAGCTAATAACTTGGATGTTAAAAAGGTTGAAGTACAAATTGAGCAAGTACGCCAGCAGCAAAACTCTCTAAAAGATGAATGGCTTTGTCTTTTTTTTACGTTGCTTATGGCAGCACATTTCATACCAGCGTTCCAGCCAGCTATGGATAAGGGATGGGATATATTACAAAAAGCTGATCCAATGTTTTGGTACATCATATTAACAATAGTAGGTGCATCCTTTGGTGTAACTACAATGAATAAATTAAAGAAAAAATGACAATAACTAAATCAGACTTTGATCCAAAATGTTTTGGTGGACAATATCAAGATCCACCAGAAATGCTACACTTCCAATTTGAAGGCGTAAGATGCGATAACTATGTGCATAGATACGTTTTGGTGGATAAGTTTAGACCCAACAAACTAAATTCAAGAAGTAAAAAAACCGAGGAAGAAGAAGGTAAATCCCATAAAGAAATTGCAAATGGTTACTTACCTTTGGTTCAAGAAGGTAAAACTGAAAATAGTTTTTTAGATAAAATTAAAAAAATTTTATTTTAATGGCTAAAAAGAAAAGTAATTTTCTAAATAAACCAGAACACGAAACAAGATCTAAGTATAAGAAAACAAGTCAATCATCTAATCCAGCTAAGATTAAATGGTCAAGTATGAATAAGAATAAACGAAGGCAGCATAAGAAATGAGCAAATTAGATATATCGGATAGCAGCAAGATCAGCCTCCCAGTTAGAAATCTTTTTGCATTATTGGCAGCCACAGCTTTTGGCATCTTCGCTTATACCGAAATTACGGGTAGGCTAAATTCTCTTGAAAACTCCAGAACTATTATGGAGGCAGATCTAATTACAAAATCAGATCAAAAAATTGTAGACCAAGAGCAATTTCTACTCCTGGAGATTTTAAGTACTTCCCAGGAAAAGACAGATGAAGAGATGGATAGTATGAGAAACAATAACGTAAACCTTAACAGAGCTATGGAAGATATAGAAGATATGAAGAAAACAATAGAAATTTTAAAAGATAAAATTAGAGCAAATGGGAGCCATTGATGGAGCAAGTTGTTATAGCTTTATTGATGATGATAAACAACGAGATTAAGGAGGCAAGAATACAGCCATCTTTAAGTGATTGTTTAAAAGGAAAGAGGCACGCGATGAGAGAGCTAGATAGTAAATCAAAAGTTTCTTATCAATGCGTAAAATCTTTAGCTGAACTTGAGGAAAATATTGACGGCTCTTTAAGTATTAAAAAATTAATAATGGAATAATGATAGATAGAATTTTATTAAAGTTTTTTGGCGGCATAGACACGTTAGTTAATTGGTTATTTGCCTGGCAAGCTCCGAGGTGTAAATGCAAAAACAAAAAAAGACGTGGGTAAAATCCACAACTTTGGTTTTAAGCATAGGAAAATGCCGATATTGTAATAAGGAAATGGATAATACTGAGAGCTTTGTAGCTTTCGCAGATAAGACTAAAGCTCATTATGAGTGTATGCGCCTGGATGATGCTAAGAGAGCTGAAGATAAGACTTTCGAATAATGGTCTGGGTGGCTGGATTTGAACCAGCGATCCCTAGCTCCCAAAGCTAGTGCGTTACCAGGCTACGCTACACCCAGCCAAATCATTAAAAAAAAATCAATTTAGATTAGTAGTATAGTAGTAGCAACAGATAATTTTCTCTGGTACATCCCAATAAAATCAATGCTTATTTCATTGCATTA